CAGTTCGACCGCATCATCGTTGAGATCCTTCGCCGCAAAGGGCTGCTCGACATCGACCTCAATGACTTTGAGCTTAACTTCCCCGCTGGTGAGACTGCAAATATCCAGTCTAAGGCACAGGCGTTCCAGACGCTCATGTCTGCTGGCTTCCATCCCGAACTTGCGGCTGAGAAGTCCGGCATTTCTTCTGACCCTGTGAAGGACATGAAGATGTCCGAGGAATACCTCAAGATGATCTGGGGCGATCCGCGCAAAGTGGTAGAGGCCGAGCAGACCGATGGTGGTCAAGGTGAGGCTGAAATCATCGAAGAAGACCGTGACAACGGCATGAATGAAACGGGCGGTGCTGTCTGATGGCAAGCATCTTGCCGATGGACGAGCTGAATCGTGTAGATTCAGAAATTCGTGAGAGATTCGGCGATGAAACGCTCGAAAAACGTGATAAGCGCGATGAGGAAGACATCATAGACGAGCTTCTGGATCTCTTCCTCCTTGCTTATGCGATGGGAAACTCCATCACCAACGATAGCCTTTCCTCCGATTATTCCCCGTCTGTGGACGATGTTATGAAAGTCGTGGACGCAAAGGTGGCTGGCAAGACATGGAGAGAGCGGGTAGAGGACTACTTCTCAAACGGCGGCACAGGGGCAGACATCGCAAGGATTGCCGATACGGAGATGCACCGCATAGCGAATACCGCCGCTTTGGACACCGCCAAGATGGCTGGGGCAAGGAACAAGACATGGATAACGATGCTCGATGACAGAGTCCGTGACACGCACGACTATCTGGAAGGGCAGACGGTTTCCATTGACGATGACTTCTACACCTATGACGGTGACCACGCGTCCGCTCCCGGTTTATTTGAACTGGCTGAGAACAACGTGAACTGCCGCTGTGAACTCTTATTTAGCTGATGTGAGGTGAGACATTTGAGCGAAGGTGTATTGATCGCTCTGATTACTGGCCTGTGTGCCGTAGTCGGGCAATGGCTTATCTCACGCAATCAGAATGAGAAGAGAAAAGTGGACGATGCTGTGAGGGACGCGAGGCTTGATGACAGGCTTGCCGGGGTTGAACGGCGCTTGGATCTCCACAATGGATATGCTGAGAGGTTCAGCGAGATTCAGACCGACATCGCAGTCATCAAGAACGACATCAAGACTTTGTATAAGGAGAGGAATTGACATGAAACTGCCTGACAAACTCTATGACATTCTGAAATGGGTAACTATGATCGTCATTCCGGCGCTGGCAACCGCCTATGTTGGCTTTGCTGGCATCTGGGGCTGGCCTTTCGCAGATGAGATTGCGAAGACTGCCGCTGTGGTCTGCACTCTGCTTGGCGCTCTGCTTGGAATCAGCACCGCTGAGTACAACAAAGACAAGTAAAAGCGAAACGCTTCAAATAGCAAGAGGGTTAAGTTCTTGTTGCCGAGAAAAAGCAAGAACTGCTGGAGGTTATAAATGGCGTTATGCCATTGAAGATAACAACGACAGGGAAGTCGTATAAAACGCGAATGACAGACAAGTCAGTAAAAAACAGAAAACATGGCAGAGGGAACTGACCTTAACAAACGCAAGGAGAGAGACATGAAGTTTGATAGCAACCTGATTCCCGGTTTTGGGGAGATGACCGCAGACGAGAAGGTAGAAGCGCTTCTCAACTTTGAGATTGAGACTCCCAAAGCTGATGAGAGTGAAGAAACCAGACGGCTGAAACAGGCGCTTTCTAAGGCGAACTCAGAAGCGAGTGAGTGGAAGAAAGCCCTCCGCGAGAAGCAGACCGAGGCCGAGAGAGCCGAGGCCGAGCGAAAAGAGCATGAGGAAGCAGTCGAAAACGAACTGCGGACGCTCCGCAGAGACAAGACCGTGAGCGGTTATCTCGCACAATGTCTTGCTCTTGGATATGACAAGGATCTCGCACTCCGGGCGGCAGAGGCTATGGCTGACAACGATGCCGCCGCAATCATGGCGTGTCAGCAAGATTTTTTGGAGGCAAAGCAAAAGGAACTGGAAGCGGCTGCGCTGAATAAGCAACCGACCCTGACTCCCGGCGCTCCTCCCACGGCGAAACAGGCTGAACAGAATGACATCAACAAGATGCGCCACTACTTCGGTCTGCCGCCTATCAAATAATAAGAAGGAGGCCATACAATGGCTACTACTGTTACCGCCCCTGTGGGCAACACCATTGCGCTGGCAGAAAGATATCTGCCTATTCTGGACGAAATCTACAAGGCTGGGGCTAAGTCCTCCATCCTCGACACCGCTGCCGAGCGCGTCCGTTGGGAAGGCGCTAAGAAGGCTTATCTGTTCAACACCGAGATGGTCGGCCTCGCTGGCTACAGCCGCAACGCTGGCTTCGTTCCCGGCGATGTTAACACTGGCTGGGAAGACTATGAGATCACTCAGGATCGCGGTCGTTCCTTCATGGTCGATGTCATGGACAATGACGAGACTCTGGGCATGGCTTTCGGCACTCTGGTCGGCGAGTTTGAGCGCACTCAGGTCATCCCCGAACTGGATGCCTACCGCTTCGCCAAGTACGCTGGCGCTGCCGCTGTTTCTCAGGTCAAGACCGAGACTCCCACCGCTGCTACCATCCTTGGCCTGATTGACGATGCGACTGCCGCTCTGGACGATGCCGAAGTCCCCTATGAAGGTCGCATCCTGTTCGTGAACCCCAACACCTATAAGTTCATTAAGGGCGGCGTGACCCGCATGGTTATGAACCGCGATGACAACGTGAACTACAATGTTGAGATGTTCAACGATATGCAGGTCATCACCGTTCCTTCCGGTCGGTTCAATACCGCCGTGACTATCAATAATTCTACCACCTCCGCTGGCGCTGGCGGCTACACCGCCTCTGGCGATGCCATCAACTACATGATCGTGCATCCCTCTGCTATCCTCCAGGTCGTGAAGCACCAGATTCCCCGCATCTTCTCCCCCGAAGTCAATCAGGAGGCCGATGCCTGGAAGTTTGACTACCGTGTCTACCACGACTGCTGGGTCAAGGATCAGAAGACCAACGGCATCTACGTTTCCCACGCCTGATGGCTGTGCGGCGTAACCCTGACGGCTCTATCACGGTTGGCATCCTCCCGGAAGAGCCGAAGGAAGAGAAGCGCGAGGTTAAGGCTGAAAAGCCGAAGCGGACGCGCAAAACCAAAGAAAACGGGGAGGGCTAATCCCTCCCCACTCGCAAAGGTGCTGATGACATGACTGACGCGCAAAAGTTAATTACTGTGCAGACGCTCCTCAATGACGGCACGGGCTATATGCCGAGTGACGATTTGATTAACACCTACATCACGATTGCTGGGAACGAGATCCTTGCGTGGATGTACCACCTTGTGGGCGGCGTTCCCGACAATGTGACGGATGTGCCGAGCAAGTATGAGGGAACTCAGATTTATGCTGTGATTGTCGGCTTCACGCAGAGCGGCGCGGAAGGTCAAGGACTGTCGATTGAAAACGGCGTTCACAGAGACTTCCGCTACTCCGATATGCTTGACTACATTCACAACCACGTTCTGCCGTATGCGCGAGTCGGGGCGGTGAGTACCAGTTGAGGACGGTCAACCGAAACAGACGGCCTGTCGCATATGCGTTCTACCAAGGCGTGACGGATGTATATGACGCAGACGGCAATCTGACTGGCGAACACCAAGTCACCTACACCGAGCCTGTTAAGGCGCTCATGAATGTGTCCGGCGGCAGAGGCCAAGCAGACATCAATCTGTTTGGCATTGGCAGCTCCACCATGCGGACGATTGTGACGGAAGATCTTGAGACTCCGTTTTCTGAGGAGACTGTGTTCTGGGTTGAGACTGACCCGGACACTGAGCCTTATGACTACCGAGTGGTCAATGTCTCTCGCACGGTCAATCAAGTGGTGATTGCCATTGACGAAGTGGGCGTGAGTGAATCGTGAAGTACACAATCAATCTGAGTTATAAGGATATTGAGTATCTGAAAGCTCGATTTGATGATGCACAAAAGAACCTAAATCGCATGACCGATGAACTGTGCAGACGGCTTGCTGAGATGGGACTTGAAAAAGCGCGTGTCCACTTCTTTAACGTAACGTATGATGGCACGAACGATGCCAACGTGAGTATGGAGAAACGCGATGGCGGCTACGCTGTTATGGCTAACGGTAAAGCGGTGCTGTTCATTGAGTTTGGCTCTGGCTTGATAGGCTTTGGGCATCCAGAAACTCATGGCATGGGGCCGGGAACGTACCCCGGTAAAGGCCACTGGAACGATCCGAACGGATGGTATTACGCGCACGGCAAGAAGTCGCATGGTAATCCACCTAATATGCCGATGTACACAACAGTCAAGGATCTCGAAGGTGAGAT